GCCCCTCCCAAATCGTCAGGGTCATTTACAAAACCGCCTTCCCATTTCAGAATAAACGGTGCAAGTTTTCTTACGTCAGCCATTTTTCTTTTCCTCTTCTTTAATTTTAATCTTGTCAACTAGGTAGTTAAACTTGGTGTTCACATACACCGCCACCCCGAATATGCTACCTGCATAAATCAGGCATTGGGCGAAGAACCACAAAACCGAGTCATGTATCTGGCCGGTCGGCTCCACGATAAATCCAGCGACAGACAGACTAACACCTGCGATCAACATACCCACCGCCGTACAAATCTGTACATCTTCTTTAGTCTCCTTTTTCATATCTCCTGTTTTTTTAAACAAAGAACGCTCTACTATTCGAAATGCAAAAAGACAAAAAAGGATATGATTATCTGTGGGGGATAATCCATTTGTAAAAATTATTATCCTCCAGCAAAAAAATCCTTTAGCTTTGACAAAAAAAATCAGTGCGACAACACTCCTCTAAAAAAAACGACCAATCATGATAACAAATTGATCGGTTATGCCCAAGGGCTAAAAATAAAATATAAAATAGATAGGATATCTATGAAATCTATCAGAATCTGTATTTTTTAGCCAGGAGAACCGTTTCTGCCATGATTTTATTTTACACTGAATACCGTTCTCGATGGTGCTTCTTATTAGCTCGCATCAGATCTTTAATCATGGTTTCGTCCATCACCTCGGAATAAATCTGTGTGGTTTTGACTGAAGTATGCCCCAGCAATCGCTGGACTGTCGTAATCGGAACACCTTGATGCACCAATAAGGTGGCACATGTGTGGCGGAAGCAGTGGAACAGAACCCACAAAGCAGCCGTCAGCAGACAAGTAACGATAAAACGCAACCCGTTTGAAATGAGCGGTTTCGCATTATTCTGCCGGATGCCGGAAACGCAACGGAGTGCGGAATGGTAAGGCATTTCAGTTACCAAGCCGTTAGCCGCCTGTTACCGAAGCAAGGACAGGTAACGCACGGAAAATGAAGTTGTTGTATACCCGTGCCGATTGCACCGATACGCACCGTTCTGCAAATCAATGAACGCTTTCACTCAAAGTAACTTTGCATCAAAAAAGTGTGAGCGTATGAAAATCGAGAAATTCAAGGTGCTGCTCTACCTGAAAAAGAGCGGAACGGACAAGTCGGGCAAAGCCCCGATTATGGGAAGGATAACGGTGAACCGCACGATGGCGCAGTTCGGCTGCAAGCTGTCGTGCAAGCCGGAGTTGTGGAACGCACGTGAAAGCCGTCTGGACGGAAAGAGCCGCGAGGCGGTGGAAACCAATGCCAAACTGGACAAGCTGCTGTTTGCGGTCAATGCGGCGTTTGACACGCTAATTGAGCGCGGGCAGGACTTTGACGCTACGGCGGTCAAAGACTTGTTTCAAGGCAGCATGAAAACGCAGATGACGCTGCTTCGGATGACCGACCGCATCTGCGAGGACTTGAAGGCGCGTATCGGAATAGACCGGGCAAAAGGGACATATCCGGCATACTATTATATGCGCCGCACATTGGAAGAATTTGTCCAATGCCAGTTTAAGACGAAAGACATCGCTTTCGGGCAGCTTACCGAACAGTTCATCCACGACTACCAGAACTATGTGATGGACGTAAAAGGGTATGCCGTGGATACAGTGTGCCACTATCTTGCCATCCTGAAAAAGGTATGCCGCATCGCCTACAAGGAGGGATATGCCGAAAGATGCCATTTCTCCAATTTCACCTTGCCGCAAAAGACGGAGCGGACACCGAGGGCGTTGAGCCGCGAGGACTTTGAGAAGATACGTGATGTGGAAATACCCGCATGGCGCACCACGCACATCCTCGCCCGTGACCTTTTCCTGTTTGCCTGCTATACGGGAACCGCCTATGCGGATGCCGTAAGCGTCACCCGTGAGAACCTCTACACGGATGACGAGGGAAGCCTCTGGCTGAAATACCGCCGCAAGAAGAACGAGCTTCGGGCAAGTGTAAAGCTGCTGCCGGAAGCCATCGCCTTGATAGAGAAATACCATGATGACAACCGTTCGACATTGTTCCCCATGATACACCATCCCAACCTTCGGCGGCACATGAAATCACTCGCCGTACTTGCAGGGGTGAGCACCAGCTTGTGCTACCATCAAGCACGTCACTCGTTTGCCTCGTTAATTACGCTGGAAGCCGGAGTGCCGATTGAAACCATCAGCCGGATGTTAGGACACTCCGATATAACCACCACGCAGGTCTATGCCCGTGTCACCCCGAAGAAGCTCTTTGAGGACATGGACAAGTACATTGAGGCAACCAAAGACTTGAAACTTATTCTTTAATCCCAAAACATAACATCTATGCGCAGTACATTTTCCATATTACCGTATATCAACAGAAACAAAGTAAAGGCTGATAGCACGACCTCCGTCCTTTGCCGCATAACCATAGACGGCAAGAGTTCCACGATGGCGACGGGTATCTATTGCAGACCGGAAGATTGGAACAGCAAGGCGGGAACCATCCGGGTAGTCCGTGAGAATAACCGCTTGCAAGAGTTCCGCAAGTCCATAGAGCTTGCCTACGATGAGATTTTGAAGAAACAGAACGTGGTGAGTGCCGAACTGCTCAAAAATGCATTGGCGAAAAGGGTTGTCATCCCCACCAAGCTGTTGCAGATGGGTGAAAGGGAGCGTGAGCGGCTGCTCGCCCGTTCAAAGGAGATAAACTCCACGTCCACCTACCGCCATTCGGGGTATTACCAGAAATACCTGAAAGACTACCTTACCTCGTTGGGCAAGGAGGACATCAAGTTCACCGACATCACGGAGGACTTCGGCAGTTCCTACAAGGCGTTCATGAAGCGCAACAAGAATTTCAGCGCACAGCAAATCAACAAGTGCCTGTGCTGGCTGAGTAAGCTGGTGTATCTTGCCGTGGACTACGGGATACTTCGTGCCAACCTGTTGGAGGACATGGAATACGAGAAGAAGCCTGCGCCGAAGCACAGGCACATCAGCCGTGCGGAACTGAAAGCCATTCTTGAAACCCCTATGCTTGACCCGCTGCAGGAACTGGGTCGGAGGGCATTTTTGTTTTCGACGTTCACGGGATTGGCGTATGTGGACACTATGCTACTCCATCCGCACCACATCGGTACGACCGCCGACGGCAGGCGTTACATCCGCATCAACCGGAAGAAAACCAACGTGGAGGCGTTCATTCCCCTGCACCCGATAGCGGAACAGATACTTGACCTCTACAACACCACGGACGACACGAAGCCCGTGTTCCCGCTTCCGAGCCGTGACGAAATGTGGTTTGAGATACACGAATTGGGCGTTGCCATCGGCAGGGAGGAAAACTTGTCCTACCATCAAAGCAGGCACTCCTTCGGAACATTTTTGATTTCGGAGGGAATACCCATTGAGAGCATCGCAAAGATGATGGGGCACTCCGGTATAAGAACCACCCAGCGGTACGCGGAAGTAACGGACAAAAAGATTTCAAAGGACATGGACAACCTGATGGCGGTCAGAATGATGTACGGAACAGGCAAATGGTACAAAAGGCAAGAATTGCCAAAAGAAACAGACTTTAATAATGAACAGATTGGGAAATGATTATGGAACGTGGAATAATATCAATCAACGAAAACGGGACGGTCATTATGCCGACCGCTCCCGTTTGGATGACGCAGCAGGAAATGTCCGATGCATTCAATGTATTCGGTTGTGACATACGCAAAGCTGTACATTCCATCTACAAGAGCATGGAGTTATCGGAAGAAGAAACGATGCGGCATGTCAAACAAGACGGTAGAATTTGCTATGATGTGTACAGCCTTGAAATGGTAATTGCCATCGCCTTCCGGCTTAGGACTAAGGAATGTATGGCGTTCAGACGGTTCATTATGGGCAGACTGAAAGCAAGTCACGAGAGTAAACCTATCAACCTTTTCTTTTCGCTCTCCCCGTCACGTGGAAAGAGAGCGGGAAATTGAGTCGACCTCAAACGGCGTAAGAGATACCCTCAGACGGCGTATGAGACTGCCTCTAACGCCATCTGAGGTTTTATTCTATCTGAACGCTTCCCGGTAATTGGCGGCAAGCATCCGCTCGATGTCCGATTCCTTATAAAGAATCTTGCCGCCCAACTGGTAGTAGGCTATCATTCCGGTGTTGCGGTAGTCCTGCAAGGTGCGGCGGCTCACTTTCAGCCGTGCCGACACTTCCCTGTCCGTCAGGAAGCGTTCTCCGCCCAAAGTCGGACGGCTGTTTACCACGAAGTTCTCAATGCCGTCTAGCAGACGGTCAAGCGTGTCGCCGAACTGGGCGACCAGCACATTGTTTTTGGTAATCATTTCGCTCATGTTACGTTGGATTTAGTGGTACAATCGTAATCAAACGGTTCTGTTCGCCCGTTTGTGTTCGGCTGGCTTTACGATGCGCATCACGTCCTCCGGCTTGTAAAACACCTTGTGGTTGATTTGTGAATAAGCCAGCGTACCGTTGTCGCGCAGCGTCTGCAAGGTTCGCGGACTGATGTTGAGCTGTCGGCATACCTCTTGGTTGTCCATCCACCCGTTCAAAGACTTGCCGCCCTGCTTGGCAAGGAGGGCATCCACACGTTCCGTGAAACGGCTGAACTTCGCCGCCATTTCCTCGAACGCCTCTTTCTGAATAATCAAAATGTCCATAGTCGATACTGTTTTTAATGTTGATACTCGGTTTTGCCTGCAAAGTAAAGGACTAATCTCCGTAATGCGATGGATATGCAGTGAGGTGGCAGCTTGTGGCACTTTGTTGCCCTCACTCTCCACATTTCGGGAATATCGCTCTGCTTGACAACGCAAAGTAAAGGCATGGTTGGCAAAAGTCAATCGCTTTGTGCTTTCGTGGCAGCATTTGGCGTTGATGTGGAATCCTGTGGCGTTAATGTAAAAGAAACATTCGCAAAAACTAAATCTTAATTTAAAACGAGACCTATTTTTATTGATTTTACGAACTTTTCTTCATTTCCTTCTTGACTTAGTTTACAAATAGCTATCTTTGCAAAAGTCCTCGCCAATTTTTCAAGAGCAAATCCTTATTAAGGGCTTGCAATGGAAAAGTGCTCACGCCGGGCTTGAATACGCAATAAAACGTATGAAGCGGGCTATGGGAAGGGATTGAGGACTGACAAAATGGAAGGCGTTTACTTGACGCTTTGTTCTTGACACATAGAAATCTGGCAGTTTCGAATTGTTAGTCAAATTCAAAGCAACGGTAGATGTCCATGGGTATGTTATATCCGATTGATTGTATGCAGGCAGACCTTGTCGGTTGTTTGCATCACATTCGTTTATATACATATCGGCGTGGGCTTCGGCGTTGCTCGTTTCGACTAACAGGGCGATGCCAGAGCCTCTATGTGTGGGACGAGTAACAAGCATGATTCCCACGCTTTTCTTTTGTCTAAACCTTTTTGTGAAACAGCAGACTTGCCGGGAATCAAGTCCGCACTTTGACTCGGCAATGAAGCAGAATGAACGTGCTAGCATTATGCGGATAGTTTCAGATATTGTGAAAGCTGATTCTATTATCGACTTACGAGAAATCGATTACTTGGATGGGATTAAAGACAAGTACCGCATAACGAAAGATGATGAAGCTATGGGCGATTCCATGACTTTGTCCGATGCTGTTTGCCTGTTAAAGAATTTATCTCCAAGTCTAATTCAGGACATTGTTGGAGATTTTTACAATTTGGCCTTGTCAGACAACGCTTTTAGTCGAGAAGAAGGGCTTATTGTACTTGCCATAATAGCTTGCTTGTCTGAGAAATATTTCACACACGCTGAAATATATTCGACAGTTTTACCTAATAACACGTTAACCGAAAAATCACAGATACTTTATATTGAAGGGGAATATTACAAGGAGGCAAACAAGGAAATCTCTGATGCTTATAGGGAAATATCCAATGAATTCCGGTTAATTGGCTTGAATTTCGTTTATCTTCCAAAGGTATGCGAGCATTATAAGTCATTGCCACAAAGTAAATTATTGTCATTGCTTTCCTTTCTGTATCCTAAAATTTCAGAGAAACAGATGGGAGATATGATACGGCAGTTAACCTCGTTAAATACATCTGATTTCTGCAAGGAAGGCATTGTCGGGAAAATGAATCTCAAAGACTTGGACGAATCGTTACCGTCGATGCTTTTGTGTATAAACGATTCGCTTGTTGAAGGTAATATATACTCAAATTTTCTTTCGATAACTCTCGAAAAGGACGCTCTTAATATAGCCAGGGATTTTACAGACCTGTTCATGAAACTGTATAAGCCAAAAGTATTGAATCCTTCTTTTGAAGGCAAGGAAAGATTTGTTTATCGTGGTTACTACAAGCAGGTATTTGACATATTTACAGATAGAAAAGGCGTTAGAAGTAGTGTTGTTATAGACCTGCTTCATGGAGAGATTCTCTTGCCTGAGGCCGAAATAAAGTTATCAAAACTTCATAGAAGGGAGAAAGCCTTGTATGCCTTATTCTTGTTGGAATCAGGAAGTGGTGGAATAAATTTTAGCAAACCGGAAAACGCCAAGGCTCTAAAAAGATTTGACCACCGTATGCAGCTTATACAGCTAAAGTATGAGATGATTTATGAAGGTTTTGGTGGGGATAAATTTCGTGCTCCGAAAATATATCTTTCGGAAAACAGGTTGCCAATGTTAAGTCTGATTAAACAACAAATTCGCCAAATCGGAGAATTGTTAAGCAATGCCGATGACTACTTGGTTCAACGAAATCTTTTTGGCAATTATTGTGTAGCCATTCCTCCGGAATTGTGCCTTTGTTACGATATGCAAGCAAGGCAAATTTGTCGTTTTGAGGATTCAGCTTTTTGGAGTCGGGTATTGGCCTTATAACCTTGCAACTTTTTGCAGACGATTTTTCCCTTTATCAAGTGTAATATTGCATATTTATGTAAATCAAATACTTATTGCCTAATTTTGCGTAAAATTTAAGCAAATACGATTATGGCAATTACATTGGAAAAAGGACAGCGGATAGGCATAGGTCTATCTAAAGTTAGTGTAGGTCTCGGATGGGACCCGAATGAAGGTACAGGTTTTGATTTCGATTTGGATGCCTCTGCATTTATGTTGGGAAGCAACAAGAAAATTCCCAATGACAATTATTTCATATTCTACAATAATCCGAAATCGCCAGACGGGGCGGTGGAATCTACAGGTGATGACACTACTGGAGGTAATAGTGACGGAGGGGATGATGAAACATTGAATGTTGACCTGCAAAAAGTTGACCCTTCTATTCAAGAAATACTATTTGTTGCCACAATTTATAAGGCAGACGAAAGGAAACAGAATTTTGGGCAAGTGAGAAATTCTTACATCCGCATCTACAATTCAATCACTAATGAAGAAATAGCACGCTATGATTTGGACGAGGATTTTTCTATTGAAACAGCTGTCGAGTTTGGACGTTTGTATCGCCGTGGTGGAGAATGGAAGTTCGAAGCTATGGGCATAGGTAACAAAGGTGGATTGCAAGCATTGGTCAACAAATATCAATAAATCATGCCTATAAATCTTGTTAAGGGGCAGAACCATGTGCTCAACATGAATATTTTTCATGTTGGGCTTGGCTGGGACGTGAATGAAGATGCTTCGTCGGATGACGATTTCGACCTTGACGTTTCGGCTTTCATGGTTAATGATACCCATAAAATCCCAGCAGACGATTACTTGGTTTTTTATAATTCAGAAAAACGGCTGAAGGTTTATCTTGATGGGAAAAACAAGGGTAAGTTGGTCGAGCCACGTAAGATATACCCATATACTGCGTGGGCGACGAACGATGAAATGAGGGCGCAATCACGCCCTGTTGACCCCGAAATGTCTGTTATTGGGTCTATTGATGATGAAGATGGTTCCACATCAGAAAGTGGCGATGATGAAACTATGGATATAGACCTTTCAAAAGTGAGAAATGACATTCAGGAAATTATAATAACTGTAAGCATTCATAAATACAAAGAACGAAAACAAAATTTCGGTCAAGTAGAACGGGCTTACGTTCGTCTTTACAAACAAGGACAAGAGGCTGAAGGTCAAGGAGAATTTGTCTATGATTTAACCGAAGATTTTTCAGCTTGTGCTTCCGTTGAATTTTGCAGGTTATATCGACGCAATAACGATTGGAAAATTCAAGCAACAGGCATTGGACATCATGGCGGTCTTGAAGAGTTAGTTGAAAAATATACTTAATCTGATTTTAATATGGCAATACGATTAGAAAAAGGTCAGCGCATTAATCTTGAAAAAGATAATGGAGCGAAACTTACCAGCTTTTGTGTTGGGTGTAATTGGGGAGCTATTGTTATTGAAAAAACAGGCTTCTTAGGATTTGGAACAAAAAAAGAGGAACTCGATGTAGATGTTGATTTAAGTTGTGTTATGGCCGACAGCAACGGCAAACTTGTTGACACTCTGTATTCCCCTTTATATAAAAAAGAGTTTTTCCAAGCCGCAGGACTTCCCATAGGGAAAGATTGGTCGGCAGACAAATCTATGTACCATACTCCCGATGATACGGAAGGAGATAAGGGCGGCGACGATGGATTGGACAATGAGATAATAACCGTTGACCTTACAAAAGTCAATCCTGCAATAGACCAGATATTTTTCTTCTTGAACATATACCAGCCAAGGAATATAGACTTTCAAAAAATCCCATACGTTGCAATTCGTATGTATGAAGGAACTCCTAAAATGGTGAAATCCATTTTTGCACAATATGATGTTGCAAAGGAAAATCAGTTTATGGGGAAGAATGCCCTCATTATGGGCAAGCTATATCGACGGAATGGTGATTGGAAATTTGCGGCAATTGGTGATGCTTTTGATGACCAAAACGACCTTCGGCAAACAGTAAAGAGAATATTAACTTCATATTCAAAATAGAGTAATGAGAAGATTACCAGTTTATTTGTTATTGGATACATCCGGCTCTATGTACGGGGAACCGATAGAGGCGGTTAAAAATGGTGTCCAGACACTTATTTCAACCTTACGAGGAGACCCTTATGCCCTTGAAACAGCATATATTAGTATCATAACTTTCAATTCTGCAGCTCAACAGGTAACACCTCTTACAGAATTATCGGCTTTTCAACAACCCCAAATTGAAGCAAGCGGATGTACAGCTTTGGGCGAAGCACTAATTTTGCTTGCACAAAAGGTTGATACCGAAATTGTCAAAACCACACAAGAAGTCAAAGGTGATTGGAAGCCTTTAGTCTTTCTCATGACAGATGGCGAACCTACAGATGATTTGCAGAAGGGGCTTGACGAGTTCAAGAAAAGAAAATTCGGTATGGTTGTAGCTTGCGCCGCAGGGCAAGGTGCTAACACGAACACGTTAAAGCAGATTACAGAAAATGTTGTTCAGCTTGATACAGCCGACAGTGCAACGATTAAGGCGTTCTTCAAATGGGTGAGTGCAAGCATCAGTACAGGCAGCCAAAAAGTAGAGGATACTCACGGCGATGTTGCATCAATGAGCGAGTTACCTCCTCCACCTCCAGAAGTAAATATCGTTGTGTAAAGAAACAAAGCAAAGTGGCACGAAACAGTTTGTGCCACTTATGCTATAAAGTTTATCAAGAATGAGACATTTACCTGTATATATTTTGATTGATACCAGCGGTTCTATGAAGGGTGAACCGATAGAAAGTGTCAAGGTCGGTTTGTCAGATATGATTGCGACTCTACGTCAAGACCCGTATGCGTTGGAAACTGTTTGCATAAGCATAATAACTTTTGACAGGGAAGTAAATCAGATTTTGCCTTTGACTGAACTTGCTGACTTACAGATACTCAATATAATCACGCCGGATTCCGGCCCGACATTTCTTGGAAAGGCATTGGAAATGCTTTGCAATCGAATTGAAGTAGAAGTTCAAAAGGGTACACCTGAACAAAAGGGCGATTGGCGTCCTTTACTCTTTGTGTTAACAGATGGCAAGCCTTCTGACATTCAGGTTTATGAGAATATCATCCCCAAAGTAAAAAATAAAAATTTTGCAAGTATAATTGCTTGTGCAGCCGGCCCTAAAGCAAAAATAGAACCGCTAAAGAAGCTCACGGACCAAGTGTTTACACTTGATACAATGGATGCCACATCGTTTAAGAAGTTCTTTGTTTGGGTTTCAGATGTTATAGGTGTAGGAGGAAAAAGTGTTGGAACAACGGATTCTTTGGAATTGCCGGGACCACCTGCGGAAGTGAATATAGTAATATAATTGTTTATGAGAAGATTACCGATATATTTTCTGATTGATGTTTCAGAATCAATGGTTGGAGAACCAATCACTCAGGTAGAGAAAGGCATGAGGAATATTATTCAAGAGCTAAGAACTGACCCGTATGCTCTAGAAACGGTATTCGTGTCTGTCATTGTTTTTGCAGGAAAAGCAAAGGAATTGTCTCCTTTAACCGAGTTATACAAGTTCTATCCACCGCAGTTTCCTGTAGGTGGAGGAACATCGTTAGACACTGCTTTAGATTGTCTGATGAACGATATTGACAAGTCTGTAAAGAAAACGACTGTTGAAATGAAAGGTGATTGGAAGCCTATCATTTTTCTTTTTACGGATGGAATGCCAACCGACAATACACAGCAAGCTTTTAACCGATGGAATACACATTATAAGAAAAAAGCAAATTTGGTATGCATTTCAATCGGTGATAATACTGATACTAAAATGCTTGGAAAAATCTCAGATAATGTGTTGAGATTGAATGATACAGGAGAACAATCCTTCAAGGCTTTTTTCAAATGGGTTACGGCTTCAATCAAGTCAACAAGTGTTTCTGTTACCGATATGGGAACGGATGAAATCCAACTTGCGTCTACAACGGGAATAGACCTTGAAAAGGTGGACACAAGCAAAGACTGTACTGTGGATGAGAACTTTGTCGTACTGCTCGGTAAATGTTCAAATACAAAAAAGAAATACCTTATTAAATATGCTAAGCGGATAGGCAAAATTTCTGGATTAGAACAACTTGACATAAAAGGAATTGGCTATAAACTTGTGGGTGCTTATCCTATTGATGATAAGGCTTATGAAGAATTAAGTGATGGCAAGTCCAATCGTAACATAAACACTATGTCTTTGATAGGAGTACCCACCTGTCCGTGTTGTGGCAATCAATTCGGCGTAGTTGTATGCGAATGCGGTAACATTATGTGCTCAGACGGTCAAACTACCGCTTGTCCATGGTGTGGAATGGAAGGCTCATTAGGAGCAATTGGAGATGGCGGTTTAGATATAACACGAGGAAGAGGTTGATTATGAACATAGAAAAAGCAATAGACCTCCTTAGTAATGGAGAATCTGATGAACGCATGAGCGGCTTCATCAAATATTATGCTAACAAGCTATGGGTCGAATATAATGAATATCTTATGAATGAAATTGTCGTAATAGAAAACAAGGTAAAAGAACTGCCTATCGTTATACCTAATGCGTCTATCAGAAAGCCATATAATACGATAGTATCAATACCATGCGAAGAAATGACCGATATTACATTATCTGGTCTCACTGAAGAAATGCAAGGGCTTAAAATTGAGAAACAAGAAGATGGCAAATCTTTTAAGATAAGTGGAACTCCTAAAGAAAGCGGAACCTTTGATGTCGTATTAAGATACAAATATCGTGGTCTGTCGTCTGTTGAGCGTCCTTATCTGGAACGTATATTACAAATTATCATCAATCCAGACCCAAGGGACTTATGGAAAGATATTCCTGTACCCGAAGATATAGAGTATCCGAAAGATAATACGGCAAAAGAATATGTAAAAGTTGCTGCACTTTCCGATGGAACTCCGCAAAAAGATATTGTCGCCGCAAGCAAAAGAGGTCGTTCACATGCACAAGAAGGTAAGCCGCGTGATGACGATTTCCGTTTGTATCATGACGAAAAAACAAATTGGTATGTCATTGCCGTAGCCGATGGAGCAGGGTCTGCACTCTATTCCCGTGAAGGGTCAAGAATTGCTTGCAATGTAGCTGTTGAACACTGTAAGGAGCAGTTGGCTGATTCTGAAAATTTTGATGATGACATTAATCTCTATCATCTTGACCAGAAATCAGAAGCTGCAGGCAAAGCTATTAGTGCGGATATATACAAAATCGTGGGTAATGCCGCCTTAAAAGCACACAAAGCAATAGCAGCAGAGGCTCAACAAAAAAGTCGCAAGACTAAGGAATATTCCACAACATTATTATTAGCTATCTGCAAGAAATATGATTTTGGTTGGTTTGTTGCCTCATTTTGGGTCGGTGACGGAGCGATATGTCTTTACAATCAAAATAACGAAACAGCGATGATGCTCGGTATGCCTGATGAAGGTGAATATGCTGGGCAAACACGCTTCCTTACAATGCCTGAGATTTTTTCGGATTCTACTAAATTCTATCAGCGAATGAATTGTCGGATTGTTCCGGACTTTACAGCTTTATTCCTTATGACGGATGGCGTGAGCGACCCTAAGTTCGAAACTGATGCTAAGTTGAAATCTTATGGTAAGTGGAATGAATTATGGGCAGACCTTAAAGAGAATGGAGTAGAATTAACGGATGATAATGAGGAAGCAGCAAACCAGCTTGTGAATTGGTTGGACTTTTGGTCTCCGGGAAACCATGACGATAGAACCATAGCAATATTGTATTAAAAATAAGGCATAATGGCAAATAAAATATCTCTGACAGCAAATGACGGAAGTATCGTTGAGTTTTATGATGAAATAAAAGCTCAAGGTGGGGTTAAGGATGTATATTTCAGCCCAGACAAAACCTATGTCGTCGCTTTCTATCGCAAGCCAATCAATGCGAATGACAGGGAGCGCATCACAAATATTGTAGGCGTCTATCGCCAACGGATTTTTGATACTCCGGAAGGAAATTATTGGAGGAATCTGTTTGCATGGCCTACAAAGATGGTTGAATGGAATGGGAAGACAGGCATCGTAATGCCCTTTTACGATAAAAGATTCTTCTTCTCTTCAGGTCCGTTTAAAGGTAAAGAGAAAGAGGGCAAATGGTTCGCTTCCGCTAAATTACGAAATAAATTTTTACCTGCCGACCAAAAAGGCAATTGGCTGACCAATCTTCATATGTGTATCAAGATTGCACGTGCTGTCCGACGGCTTCACGCAGCAGGATTGGCACATTCGGATTTGTCTTACAAGAATATATTGGTTGACCCGATTACAGGAAGTGCGTGTGTTATTGATGATGATAGTTTAGTGGTTCCGGGTAAATTCCCGCCTGAGGTTATTGGTACACCCGATTTTATTGCGCCTGAAGTTATTGAAACTAAGTGTCTTGCATTAGACGACAAACAAAGAAAGCTGCCAAGTATCTATACAGACCGCCATGCTTTGGCCGTCCTAATATATATGTACCTTCTTAATAGACACCCTTTAAGAGGTGGCAAGGTAAATGATGTCAACGACAGCGGACGTGATGAAGAATTATCTATGGGAGCAAAAGCCTTGTTCATTGAAAATCCAATAGACAAATCCAATAAGGTAAAAGCTCAGCAACTCTCCCCCGCCGAATTGCCACAAGGTGACCCGGCAAAGATGCCCTATACCATATGTGGCCCGTATCTGAAGAAATTGTTTGACCGTGCCTTTATAGAAGGATTACATGAACCGTCAAAGCGTCCGAGTGCGGCAGAATGGGAAGATGCCTTGGTCAAGACAACAGATTTGGTACAACCTTGTCAGAATCCTAATTGTGAAGCCAAGTGGTTTGTTTTTGACAACACTACCAAACCTAAATGCCCGTTTTGTGGCCAACCATATCATGGGCAGTTACCGATATTGAATTTTTATTATGCTCCCTCACATGGCAAATTCATATCAGAAAATTATCGTTTGATGGTGTATGATAAGCAAACTCTATATAAATGGCACGCAAATAATTTAGTATCTCCGAGCGAACGGATATCTGATGCTGATAAAAAACCTGTTGGAGACTTTCACTTCTTTAATAATCAGTGGATTCTGATAAATCGCAATCTTCCGGATATGATGGATGTTACGGAAAAGAAAACTGTTGCCATAGGTGAATATGTACCGCTTACAGAAGGCAGGCAGATATTGCTTGACAAAGGACAAGGAGGACGACTCGTTGTTGTTCAACTTGTTAACAATTAGAACGATAATAACCATTTATAAAATCACGAAGCAATAGATATAAAGCAAAATGAAAAAATCAATCGCTCTGCTAATTGGTGTTGCATTAATTTTATTAGGTACGTTGACAAGAGGCAATTGGATTATTGGACTGAAATTATTATGTGCCATATTTCTGGTTATGCTCGTACTTTATTGGAAAATAGCACCCTTTAAACAACAGCTATTTCCTAAATATCAAAAGGCTTTTGGCATAACAGAAAGAATATTCATGAGATTACAGAATACCTTAGGCTTTATTCCCAAAATACAAATGGGGCAACATTTGCAACTTGACACTTCGTTGATTGTATGTATCTTTTTTACGCTTTTGATATTAGTTGTTTTGTAAAACATTGACAGTATCAACCAAACTGAATAAATTGGAACTAATAATATGGCAAAGAAGAAAATCGTAAGAATACCGGGAGTAAGTTTTTCTTGGAAACGTGCGCTGGGCATAACCCAAGCGAAACAGAAATTTGCCCGTCAAACCGGAATACCAACATCTAAGGCTGGATTGGAGCGTAAATTGGGAAAAGCTCTACTTAAAGTTCTATTTGGTAAATAATTATTAATCAATAAGTTTTTCGTATATGCAACAAAAAAAGCATTACATTGGCTTGACGGATGCAGAAGTCTTAGAGAGCCGTAAAAAGTATGGAGTAAACATCCTTACTCCACCTGAGAAAGAACCGTTATGGAAACAGTTCTTGGAGAAGTTCACTGACCCTCTTATTATCATTTTGATGATAGCTGGTGTCTTGTCCATTGGAATCTCATTTTATGAATATTTCGGACTCAAAGAGGGTTTCACTGTGTTTTTTGAACCCATTGGCATTTTTGTGGCAATTTTACTTGCTACCGGGTTAGCTTTCTATTTTGAATTAAAGGCGGATAAGGAGTTTACCATATTAAACCAAGTGAATGATGACGAACTAGTTGAAGTCATACGAAACGGCAATGCGACTCAAATTCCCAAGAAAGATGTGGTTGTTGGGGATATTGTCATCATTAATACTGGTGCAGAAGTTCCTGCTGATGGTGAACTGCTGGAATGTGTTAGTCTGAATGTAGATGAATCCACGCTTACGGGAGAACCGATGTGTCATAAGAGTGTTGATGAAAAGGATTTTGACACAGAAGCGACATACCCTACCAATCACGTCCTTAAAGGAACTAAGGTGATGGAGGGGCATGGTATATTCCGTGTGACTGCAGTCGGGGATAAAACAGAAAACGGCAAAGTTTTCGTAGCCGCCCAAATTGATGACAGTGTAAAGACACCACTCAATGAACAATTGGATGGGTTAAGTGACCTGATAACAAAATTAAGCTATGGATTTGCAGCATTAGTCGTCGTAGGGCGTTTGCTGATTTACTTTTTGGGAGACAACTCAATGGAATGGGCACATATTATGGCATATGTACTCCAGACATTAATGATAGCTGTCACTTTAATTGTCGTTGCTGTTCCAGAAGGCTTGCCTATGGCTGTCACGCTTAGCCTTGCATATAGTATGCGCAGGATGTTGAAAACGAACAATCTTGTACGCAAGATGCACGCATGTGAAACGATGGGAGCCACAACTGTAATTTGCACGGATAAAACCGGGACACTGACCCAAAATCAGATGAGCGTTGAGGAAACTCAATTCTACGGTTTGGCTAATCAGGCATTGGGTACAGATGAAACGAGCCGTTTAATAAAAGAAGGCATTACCCTTAATTCTACGGCATCATTAGACTTAAGCAATCCTGACAAGCCTGTGGTATTGGGAAATCCCACAGAGGGAGCATTGCTTTTATGGCTTAGGAATAATGGTATTGATTATCGCAATCTGAAAGATGATGCCAATGTAGTAGAAGAATTGCCTTTTTCCACAGAAAGAAAATATATGGCGACAGTTATTGAATCCGCCCAACTGGGAGGAAAGAAAATTCTCTATGTCAAAGGTGCTCCCGAAATAATCCGTTCTCTCTGCAAGCAAATCGACAGGAACGTGAATATTGCTGATATTGACAAACAATTGACAGACTATCAAAATCGCGCAATGCGTACTTTAGGTTTTGCATATCAAGTATTGAATGACAGCGATATTGCTATTGCAGATGGTAAAGTGGTTGCTGAAAACCTTACTTTCATGGGGATTGTTGCCATTGCCGACCCTGTCCGTAAAGATGTTTCAGCAGCCGTGCAAAAGTGTATGGTTGCAGGCATTAATGTGAAAATTGTAACAGGAGATACTTCTGGAACTGCCAAAGAAATAGGACGACAAATCGGACTCTGGACTAAAAAAGATAATGACAGTGCAATAATAACAGGAGCGGAGTTTGAAAAACTTTCAGATGACGAACTTGATAAGAAAGTGCTTGGATTGAAGATTATCGCTCGTGCCCGTCCAATGGATAAGAAACGTTTGGTTGAATCTCTGCAAAGGAACAATCAAGTGGTCGCAGTGACAGGAGACGGTACGAATGATGCTCCTGCACTCAAGGCGGCTCATGTAGGCTTGTCAATGGGTGACGGCACTTCTGTAGCCAAAGAAGCCTCGGACATTACCATTATAGATAACTCATTCAGCAGTATTTGTCGTGCAGTAATGTGGGGGCGTTCGCTTTATCAAAACATTCAGCGTTTCTTATTGTTCCAACTTACGGTCAATGTGGCTGCATGTTTTATCGTGTTGGTGGGCGCGTTCATGGGAACAGAATCTCCGTTGACCGTGACGCAAATGCTGTGGGTGAACTTGATAATGGATACATTCGGTGCTATGGCTCTTGCCTCATTACCACCTTCACAATCTGTAATGAAAGACAAACCTCGTGACCGTAAAGCATTCATCCTTACAAAACCTATGATGAAAGACATTCTCGGTGTCGGTGGATTTTTCTTCTTGCTGCTTGTCGTGTTCCTTTATATATTCCAGCATACTGAAATTACGCAAATGACAGACTTGTTGCATTGCAAGCTCGGTGAAGCCAATGGATTGTCACCATACGAACAGACTCTATTGTTTTCAATTTTTGTGTGGACACACCTTTGGTATATGTTCAATACTCGTTCGTTTGAAACAGGAAAAAGTTTCTTCCAACTTAAGATGAGCAAAGAGTTCTTTACTATTGTCGCCATTATTTTCATCGGACAGATAGTGATAGTTGAAGTTCTTTATGATTTCTTTAACTGTACTCCAATGAAACTTATAGACTGGGTAATAATAGTGGCTCTTTCCTCATTGGTTCTTTGGGCAAGAGAATTATGGCACTTACTAACCAAAAGGGGATAGATTGCTTTTCAAAAAACAAGTAAAAGGGATGTGGGGTATAAACCTATATCCTCTTTTTCAATATATACAGGTTGCCCGACTTCGGAAGAGCAACCAAGCGGCAAGGTTTTCGGGAGTAACCCGAAATGTTTCGAGTTACTCGAAACATACCTTGCTGCTTCCTCTTTTCGGAAGTAACCGAAAAGCCTTTGAGTTACTCAAAGGACACCTTGCTGATTTCAGGTGAAATCAATAATCCGTCAAGAAACGGATTGAGAAAATAGCTATTACTTCGACTCTCAAAGCATCGTTTTCCGATGCCTAAGCTGTCCAAAAGAAGAATAGGAACTGAGGGACAATATCCTTTTGGGGATGTTGGTGGGATATATATGCATGTTAGTGCAAATGGTCGCACGCAGGCATACGCTAATAAAAAGCTGCAAGTTATTAGGATGGATATAGAATACAAAGAATGTATTAAAACGGTAATGTTTTGATTTACAATACAATATCACCATTTTACCGATAACGTACTGACATGCTGTTTTATTGATGTATTGACATACTGACTTATTGTCGTACTGGCGTGTTGTTGTACTTCAGTACAGCAACGTATAAAGGATTCAGCAACAGATTGCCGATTAAAATATAAGAATATTGGATACAGCCATTCAATATTGCACTATTTCAGTGGAAAAATCAATGTGTGTTACAATGAATCTGTACATAATAACTTGTATCGTTGATTGCAGAAACGTATAAGCACATACAAATGACATTTTATCGTTGAAGTGGTAGATGCTATCCCTATTGTCGGGATAAAACAAGCACTGACTGTTATCCGTAGAGTATCACATAACCTTTAAGATAGAGGGATGATAAAAATTATATTTGGAAGTCCGATTTTCTCCATTTTTCAGTGGAATAGTTTTGGTAATGAGGGAGAAAAATACGACTTTTGCACATGAGAAAAGTGTTCTTTTGATTAGTGCAGAACATTGCAGAATAGAGAAGCTCGCTAGTTTCCTAATCGTTACCTGTCAAGCTGACAATATTTGTAAGTTTCTTGTTTTCAATGGGTAAGAAAAAGTAATATGTCTTGCGGTGTGGAAGGTGAACTTCTTTTCAATGCCGGCGGAACCGGCCAGCTTAGTCAATGTTCGGTTGGTTTCGGAATTACAGCCTAACGCCGCCAGTTCTTCAATCCGGTCGTACTTATGCAAGATTTTCAATGCCTTACCGGAAAATAAAAGATAGAGCGGAATATTCAACTTGATACCGGTCTTGACACTATTCAAGCACAACCATTCATGCCCGTCAATGCTCACCAGATTCTTGTAATTAAGTTGGCAAAAATCCGAAAATCGCAGACCGACATAACAACAAAAAAGAAAAGCATCTAATATATGCCTATGGTTGGGATACTTCTCATCAACTTGTAACCGTTCCAACTTCTTCAGCTCATCCGGCAACAGGAAATGATGTTCTTTTTTTTCTTTTTTCAACTTATATTTTTTAAATGGATACGCTTCTTGTGTAATATATCCCTGATTGATTGCTTCATTGACAAGTGTCCGTAATTGGCGCATGTGCTTATGGATAGTATTTACCTGCAACCCTCTAATTCGAAGAAAATTTTCAAAATCTTTTAGGAAAGTATAAGTCAGATCTGAAAAGTCGATTATAGTACGAAATTCTCTCAATAATGTCACTGTAGTCATCATATTATCCTTCGTACTTTGTCTGCGATCTGAAGTTTCTATAACTGTTTTTGCAAATTTGAGAAATGACACAGAAGGACGTATTCCTTTTCTGACCGCCTCTTTCAAAAGTGATAATGTTACTTCAACCCCTCGTTTCCAATACCCTAGTTCTATGGCTTGCAGCTCTAATATATGCTCATATAACATTGCGTTCAACTCATTTGACTGAGGATGGTTAATGACTTGTGCCCCCTCACGACTCCAGCATTCAGGCTTGAGGTAAACATTGGTCTTCAGGTAGATTTTCCTTTGATTTAAATAAGCTTCAACCTGTACAAGGGCCGTGCCTTGCTTATTCAGTTTCTTTTGGCGGTTAAAGACCAACCTGTATCGTATCTTCTCTAGCATATTTTTATTTTAAATTTAGCTATTTCCTCCAAAATAATCAAATTCGACAATATTAATCTTATAATCTCGACCTGGGAGAACTGATTGGTACGGCTACGGCTAATAAGGATGGATTAATGCCTGCCGGACAGGTATTTACTAGCCCTAGTCGTGCTTTAAATGCTGGTCAAGTATGCCTATTATCTACTTCTGAATATAGCGTTGTATATAATGTTGTCGTTTGGCATCCATGGAGAGGAATAGCATCATATCACATATTGTTATCTAATGATTCTAGCAAAGCGACATATAAAGTTATAGCATTGTCCAATTTATCATCACAGAAATTTTATGTTACAATAAGTGACGACAAGACTATAAGTATTTATTTGGAAAATAATTCGGAAGGTCCAATGAATTTATCAATACAGCCAGTTACCAGTTTTAGAACTACTCCTGTGATTGCAACATTGCCGGAAGATGCAATTGAAGTTGTTGTTGAATAATAATTATACAATTCATGCTAAAAATCAGAGCTGGGAGAACTGATGTTTCCAAAGTATACATCTTCAGAATTAAATTATGGTGATTTAAATGAGTTTAAATCACCTACTATCAAGACGATTAACAGATGGTCAAACCCTGATTTTCCTAAGACAAATTGGCCTGATGAAATTACTTATGGCACTTTTATAGTCGAACAAATTAACGATGTCATACGGCAGACAGCCGTTTCAGAATCATTGTGTATTAGATTCTATTATTCTTCAACAGGTGAATGGAGTGAGTGGATGATCTATTAATAAATTTGTATCATAAGATGGCGCATTTTTCGCTCTGGGAGGACTGATAGGGGTTAATTACTTGAAAAAAGCCTTTGATTATAAAAATATAGTATTAGGAGGTAATGAATCTTACGAATTAGGAATATGTGCAGGACTTGTAGTAATTAGAAATATTTATATATCTGCTGCATTTTCATTGTTGCTAATCGATGAATTCCACAATGCTGTTACAATTATAGCTGGTAACAGTATAAAAGAGCTCGGTCTTGAATTTAGATTTGATACAACTGATTACAAAGCAAGAATGAGTATAATCAATGTTAGTAGTAATAATGCTAATATTGAAATTTCTTATCAAAATCTAAGTTTTTAATCCTTCTGGGAGAACTGATTGGGAATGCAACATCAAATAAAAGCGGGTTGATGAGTTCCGGTATGGTACCTTTAGAATTATCTAAAGATAATAATCAATATTGTAAGATTAGTGTATTTATGCCAAATGCCGGATCAATAAATGAGTCTGTAATTAGTGTTACAAATGTTGGTGGAGACTCGTTCTCAGTCGCAGTGTCTATGATTAGATGGAATGCAAATAAAGTCTTTTGTAAATTGATAAACGGAACCAAAATTAGTAACATTAATATGTATTATACAGTTGATACAGAAAGATTTTGCTTTTACATAAAAGCTAATTGGTATGCGAAAATAATAGTGTCACGATTAGGTCTTGTGAACACGAGCAAAATAGAATCAATCAATGCTATTCCTAGTGGGGCGATTGAAGTACCAATATCTTGACGTGACAAAAGATATAGCACTGACCTGGGAGAACTGTTCACTAATTTGAAGCTGTTTCCATTCATGTATAGAGGGAGAGTTAGTGATGCAAATCTAGCAGTAGACAATGGTTGGTATGAAATATTTGGTGACATTTCCAATGCTCCATTTACCCAAAGTTGGGGACCGCTATTTGTCATTGGGCATTCATATAAAGTCCAGTTCGCTTTTTATTCTGTTTCAGATGGGTTTAAATTGTATGTGAGACAACTTAACCATACCAATTTTGGATGGAATAAAATAGATTTGACACAGGTATAGGAATTTTGTACTTCTGGGATGGGGCAGAACAGCGTAGTCTAAAAAAGCAGCTATCCATCACGGGCAACTGCTTAAAAATGGTTTAAAAAATCTATAAACCCTATAAGTAAAGTCATTTATGAGAGAATCTGCATTTCCTTACAAAGATAGTGATAATAAAATTAAATGCTATCGTTTTTATGTCAAAGAAAAAGTTTGCCATTTACCCCAACTACCGACCCAATATAGCCTGATCTTAATAAATTGCCCCGAATAGGTTGCTTGAAACCCTATTTTTTGAACATCATTTGTCCCTATAAATATAACAGCATTTTGCCCATCACCACTTTCGAATGGAGAATTAGATGTTGATTTAGTTGTTTTCCGAATCCCATTCCATGTAAATGTATTGTAATCTTCAATGGGATTAACATCTCTATCGAAGAACTGTTCCATAGGCATTAGTCCATCTTTCTTGGCTGTAGCAACACCAATCAGTTCTCCCAGGTCGGAATTGTGATAAAAATTATGTTATAATTATATTACCCCATTCTTGCCAGCGATCATTTTCTATATCATATCGTCTGATAAATAATTTACGACTACTTATATCAACGATAATTTGAATAATATAATACCCAGATGAAAATATAAGCAGTTGTGCCCAAGATGTAGGAACATTGTTCCCTTCAACATCGAACAATGAATAGGCACCTGCATTTTTAAAATCATCCAAATTAATTTCACCTCTAATGTTACCTCGATTCCTGAACCAAGTTTCATTTATTCCAATCAGTTCTCCCAGAAGCAAATTTGTAGTTTATGATGTCGCAATTTTTTTCCATCCTGTATCAACCCCATCTCTTATACACCTAACATAAAATCCATTCATAAACCATCCCTGAAGATACATTGTTCCACCAAATTTGAATTTTAAAACAGCTCCGCTTTTACTTGGAAAATCCGAACTGTCTACAACATTTAGATACGAAAAGCCAATAGGTAATTTGGCTAAAGACATACTTGTTCCTTCACTATAACCGTTCATTCGAGTAATACTCTGGCTATAATATGCGCTCATTAAGCCGTTATTATTTTCTGACGCAATCGGCAGAAGTCCTCCCAGGACTTTCGCGGCAGCCGAAGAAGATGTTAAAGTTGGGTTCTTGGAACCGTCCAAAGTACGGAGCCAAGAGAAGGTGTCGGACTGGGGCAACTGGTCCTCAAACTCATCTGTTCCGGCTGCCGCAGCGGCAGCAAATGTTGATATTTCTGATGCAGCGGAAACAATCCGTGCGGAAACTAATTCTGTCATCTCATCGACGGTCACCTGTCGTTCTTTGCCGTTTTTATCCACAGCTTTAAAGCCAACTATATTATTCAAGTCCATAATGCAAATTTTAAAATTAAAACAAATACTTCACCCATGCAAAATAATTACTGTTCTCAATATAATTCGGATCATCCTCGTTGGAATATGCCTCCCTCTCAAATGATACCGTCTTATACGCCCTGCCGGCATCCTTCAACCGTACCGCCCTGACCAGCCACTCCACACCATACCAGAGATAGAATGCCAGCCCGGCCAGTACCAGCCACCAGGCGGAAAGGTCAAAACACAACAGCAAGATCCAGATAACTGTACCGGTGGCAACTGCCATCTCAACCCATTGACGGGCGTGGGTACACTCATGGTTTCTCACTTTCTGAGTGATTTTCTCTTCCGGTCGCTTGCTTAAAACAAACGGACCGATTGTTATCGTATGGCAAGAACTGAACGCAAGCAGCACCTTTGCCAGAAGGTTGTTACAATATACCTTTTTCATAGCGTTTCTATTTCTGATTCAAGTTCAGCAATATGGTTGTCTATACACGTATTCACCTCGTCATTGAAGTTCGCTATATCCAGTTCCACACATCCGGCACTTGACCGGGCGCTACTGTAGATACGGACATAGCCTCCGTTATTCAATGTATTTTTCGCCAGCTTCAGTTTCGCCAGTTCGTCATTGATTCGGCTGGCGCGTTCCAAATTCTCAATCTTCATGTTGTTCCTCCTTCTTTTTATCCAGATAATCATTCAACGAATCGGCCAGCAAGCCGGACAACATAGGGGTAGAACGTCTTATGATATCCACCTCCTCTTCGTCAAGTTCCACACCATCTACAGTCGACTTGAAGATTTTCTCCGCAAGGAGATGCGCCTTCAAGCCCGCTACGTTCTTATATATCCAGTCACCGAAGGCCTCAGTGATGTTACTGGCTATAAGCTTTTCTTTTTTAATCCCATCATAAATAGGGAATTGTGCAAAATTTATTCTCATACTTTATATTTAAATTATCCGCAATAAAACATAACCCAATAATTACCCATACACTTAATGAAGCCGGATGCAAAATCCAAATCAATATAAGACACCTCCTGTCCTCCGGGAGCAGGCAGGATCCGTCCTCCTGTCAATCTTACTCCGCCGCTCATACGTTTGAAGTATATAGTATGTCCCGGAACATCCGGAGGAAGTGTCACTTCTATATTGCCCGTATTAATAAACATCACATTATCATCATTGTTATTCAGGGGAGTGCTGACGGATATGTTCCTCCAGTTGCCAACTATGCCACGAAGAGAAACATAGCTGTCATTGTTCGGATGAAGGAAAATGTTACCTCCCTCCACGAATAGAGGAATGCTTGGAGTCTTGATGTGCATCCCGATCATGACATTTGGACTCTGTATGTCAATTCCAGCATCATACTTAATCCCTTCAATGGTGACAAACTGCGTGTTTCCCCCGATTCTTACGTTTGCAAATGTCCTTTCGTTATAAAACTCAATTTGTCCGGCAGACAGATTGAAACCGACGTATTTATTTGTTTCATTTTCATAAAGGATCTTTGAGGACAACATCCCCGAAGCGATGGAGAACGGACCGATACGTCCTCCTTCTATGTCCATATTAATGCCATGAATATAACCGGATTCGGAATTCAGTATCAGGTTGGGCACACCATTGGTTGACTTCTGTGATTTTATATCTCCAAAAGGTATGCCGTTGGCATCCATTCCTTTATATGTGAACATGAATCCGCATATATTGGCTCCTGTAGCAAACAGGGTGTCAGTGGCGATATTAACAAACTTCTGCATGGCTTCCCAATTGGAATCCCCGTTGACAGATGTAGGGGCGGCGGTTACACTGGCACCATAGTTCCGCACAAGGAAATTATAATACACGCCATTGAACTTGTAGATGATCTTGTCACGATAGCTGGCGTTCCATACATAGCTAGTACCAGATTGGAATACTCCCATATCTCTTGGAGAAGCCCCTGTCGCTCCAGTTGCTCCTATGGCGCCATCATTTGCAACACCCACCCCTTTTTCAGCGACAAAATTATTATTCCATGCGTTCGCGTCCGATGCGGATTGATAAGCCCGGACGGCAAACTGGGTGTATCCGGCTGTCGCTGGAACGGATATCTGATTGCTTAGGGTAGCACCTACATGAGCCAGCCAGCTTCCGTTATACTTACGGGCTGCCAGATAAAGCGTGCTGCACGTGCTTACATTGCCTGCCACATTCTGTTTGCAAGTGACAAGGAATCCAGACGGGGATGGCGTGCCCGTACTGGTGAAGTTGATCACGCTGACAGGACTGTCCAGCCAGTAGGATGCCGACGGTCCGACGGGGGCAACCATCTCCTGCCAGTCTGCATGTACCGTCCGGTTCGCAGATCTGCCGGCGAGGATATATCCGCCATCCTTTTTGCGACGATAACTGCCATTCTTGAACCTTGCGATCCTGATGGGAGGATTGGATGTTTTCACCTTGCTTAAGTAAGATCCTCCGGCAAACGATACTGTGCTGTTTTTCGCATACGGAGTGTTGGCGGACTCCCAATGACCTGCGGCTGTGATGCTCTCACCGTCAGCACCATCCTTTCCGTCAGAAAGCATGGGAACGGTTTCAACATCCACTATCTGGTCATTCACGTAAAAGATAAACTTCAATGTCTTCGTAAAGTTTCCGCTTGATATGGCTGTATTGTTGTTTATGGTAGTTTCTGTTCCACCGTCTATGCTGTATTTCAATGTACCGTCCGTTGTGGTGGATATCACGCCTCCCACTGACTTTTGCCTGTAACATGATACGGAAGACACGCTGTAGTTCCCATTCTTGTCCTTGCTTACAGAAGTGGCAGAAACGATTATACTGTATAGCACGGCATCTGAACCGTCCGCACCTCCACGGACCCCGGCTACAGTGAATGACAGATCACGGGAATACTGCTGCCCGTTCTTTGTAGCCCTGATTGTGATCTTCACCGTGTTTGTCGCAGCAAGAGTAGCTCCGGCAGATACCGATATTGTCACCACTCCCGTATTCTTGTCTGTCGCACACAGAAGATTTGTGTCAGGTGTACAGGTGATGCTGTCAAGCGTGAGCTTTTCCGTTCCATACCACATACTGACAGTTGTATTCCAAGTCTGTGAGGATACGACCTTTCCATCTGAAGTAAGGGCTGCATTGACCATCTCGTTATCGAAGTCCGCCATGATGGCATTCTCCCCGTCCTTACTCCAGCGATGCACCACAGCCGGATCACTGAACTCAGACCATACGCCATTTTCCTTAAAACGTGTACAACCCCATTCAACCTGATGGTCTGCGTCCGTACCAAGATAATTATCCGTCCAGCCTTCCGGAATATAACCATCTTTCTGCTGACTGTCCGGCTTTTCAGGGGTGTTATCTATGATATTGCCTCTTGTATATATATACTCATAGCCCTTACCGTCTTTTCCGTCCGATATCATAAGCTGCCATCTTCCGTCCTGATAGATGTAGGTAGCACGATCAGTCGTGTTACGGTATGAATCACCATTTTTCGGATTGGCAGGAGCCGTGGCAAATTCACCCAGGAAGGTGATGCTCTCGCCTTTTAGCTCACGCCCGTCAAGCAACATATCCCAATCCTCGTTAACCTCCCAGTCGGCTGACTTCCCGGCAAGGATATAACCGCCATCCTTCTTCCTTAAGAAATTGCCACTTTTTACACGCAATATTCTGATGGGAGGATTGGAGGTTTCCACCTTGGATATAAAGACACAATTGGCAAGAGTGACCATTGTATTGGCTTTGTACGGGGTCTTGGAGGATTCCCAATGACCGCCACCTACTACGGACAATCCCGGATCACCTTTTTGCCCTTCCGCCACTTGTTTCAGCCATGCCGGATTATCATCTGACGGTTCTGTTGTCGTTCCGTTGTCATCAACACACAACCACAAAGCCCCGTTATGTGACACCCGGTCATAGTAGGCGTACTTCCCTGCAACCCATTCACCCTTGTCCAAGGGTACACGAACCTTGTTCCCCGTTATCTCATCTATCTGGAAGATAAGCCCAGTCAATAAGACCTGTTGCAACACGGCTGAATATTTCTCGCAATCAATTCCGTTAACGGTCATGCCCTTTTTTTTGCCGAACCACGCAGGCATCTGCGCCGGCTCCGGGTCCCAAGTGTTGGCATTGTCAAAGAATGTAATACAGTTGTTTCCGTTGACTGAATCAATAAGTATATAAGTCTGACGTTCCGGGTCCGTAAAGTTACCTGTTTGTGCCAATACCATCTGCTCGGCAGGTTTCCAGTCAGAATGCCCCGGACGGGGAATGACAGTAAACTTCTTGGCAGTATAATCTGCGGCAGTCACACGGAATTTCATTTCTTCAAAACCGTTCAGTTTGCCTTCGCTATTTTTAGTCACAAAATAGGTGGTAAGGATGTCATCAACAAACTGGCTCAATCCGTCCGCATCTGTCAGATCGGGAGCGATGGTGTAGGTTCCATCGCCGTTATCCACGTATGACAATACGGTACAACCACCACCGGGGGAGTTTACCATACGTCCTTTGAAATAGGTTGTACGGTTATAGGCTATTTCAGGAACAAACAAACGCTTACGAAATACACCGCTTTCCATTTCAAGATTGCCCTTTTCGTCTATGTAACCACCTGATACACCAGTAACGAAATCACCAAACTTGGCGTATTTCTTGATGACGGTTCCGCCCAACAGGGATAATAGGAAACCGGTGCGTTCCTCCGTGTCCTTGCGCATGAACATGATCAGCGAGCGCAATGCGGAATACACGTTATGGTCTGTCGCAGGGGTGGAGTCGTGGCTTCCGATCACATACACACCGCTGCCACCACCGCCCGTATAGGTCTGTCCCTTCAGGGTAAGGCTCTCAACCTTTTCCTCCAGCTCCCCGATACGGGAATAGGCGGTGGTTTCCCCGACAGTATATATAGGGGAATCATAAGCTAAATCAAGATTGAATTCAAATCCGATAACCCTTGACTGTCTTCCGTTCTCGAAATAAGCCTTGTTGATAAGGTTGACCTTTTGACCGATGCCATAGAAATTATGAACGCCATCCTCACGGTATGCGTCATTTGACATCATCGTGCAGCCATAGGTACTCGGGTCTATCTTGGATTTGGCAGCGTACTTTTCAGTCTTTTCCTTCAACTCCTGCTCGGCGGCACCCACAAGCCCAAGTTCGGTTATTTTCGTGCTGTCCCAGCCGGAAAGCACATATTCATCCCCATCCTGGGGAAAGAGCACATCACCGGGAAGCGGTCTGCCATAGTCCTCATTCCTGACTATCTCCCAAAGCTGTGCCTCAGGGTTCCATCCGCCATCCTCCAATTTCTCCGGCTTTCCCTCAGGATTGAACTTCACGGCGAACTCCAAACCGTTGAGAAGCCCGGACGCGAAACGTATCCTCAGCTCCTGACCGGGGAGGATATATTTCTCGGAAAAGTTAACACCCGTGTCCCTAAAGCGGTAGGCATTCCATTTTTCCTCGGTGGTTGTCCCGTCCTCATTCTCCACCTTGTCCGGCACTTCGATAGTGGTGACATCCGACATGATGCCCGTTCTTCGGGGATAGACTTCATCGAAGATAACCACCTGCTCGACGGCTTCCTCGGTGGTCATATCAGGATAAGCGTCAATGTAAGGAGTGCCTTCGGGCAACATTAAGCGTTTTTGCACCACGCCGTTCACAACCACGGTCTCGTCAACCGGACGGTAGTCAGATGGGATATTCTTTGTTGAACCAAAAGCGTAGATACGGGTGGCATAAGTGGACCGGGATTCTGACTGTGACATTTCCTGCACGTTTTTCCCGATTTCGAAATCCACCGCATCGCCGGACTCACAACGTCCGAAATGGATGATGTTTTCAGTCACCCAACATTCGCAATCCCATTTCTTCGCCATCTCAAAACAAGCGTCAAGGATGTTGATGTTATCGTAACTCATCAACTGGGACTTGTTTTCGACTGTGGAATCAATGGAGAAAACAAAATCCTG